CGGGTACTTTGTACTCAGAAGGAAACTTCAGCACTGCTAAGACTGTTACTTCTGGCGACACTGTATCGGTTACATACTCGACTACTGCAACTTCTTAAAAGGAGTCTTAAATGGCTCTCGTTCTAGCAAACCGTGTTCAAGAAGCGGGTACGGCTAACACCACAGTTAGCTTTACCCTGACTGGAGCGTTAACGGGTTTTCAAGCGTTTACTACGGCTATTGGTAACGGCAACACGACGTTTTATAATGCTACCGACGCTGTTGGTAACTGGGAAACAGGTCTCGGCACGTACTCTACGTCTGGGCCTACGCTCACGCGTACAACCGTCTACGCTTCTAGCAATTCTGGAAGCGCGGTTACTTTTAGCGGCACAGTAAACGTCTTCTGTACCTATCCATCTGGTAGGTCTGTTAACCTAGATGCATCTGGTAACGTCAGCGCACTAGGAACGATTGCTTCTGGTACTTGGAACGGTTCTACTATTCCTGTTGCTTATGGTGGCACGGGTGTAACTGCTTCGTCTGGCGCAAGCTCAGTGATGTTGCGTGATGCGAATCAGAACGTATCTATTAACCGACTCAACCAAAGTAGTACTACGGTAACAGCGGCGGCGGGGACAACAGCTCTAACTGCGGCGTCTACATTCAGTCAAATTCTGAACGGCACGGGTGGGCAGACATTCCAGTTACCTGACGCTACTACGTTAACTAATACAACAACATTTGAATTTAACAACAATGCTACTGGCACTTTAACTATTGTTAACAATGCTTCTGGCGCAGTTGGAACAATCGCTCCCGGCGGCGCGGCTGCTATTGCATTGCTGTCTAATAGCACTGTTGCTGGTACATGGGACGTCCACGCGTATATTCCTGAGAACGTACAGTGGGGTACTAACTCTCTTGCTCTTGGTTCTACAGTTATTACAGGTGGTACTTGGAACGGCGGAACTATTCCTACTGGCTACGGTGGTACGGGCTTAACAACCTTTACTGCGGCTAACAACGCCATCTACTCCACCTCGTCTTCTGCTCTTGCGGCTGGTACTTTACCCGTGGCGGCTGGCGGTACTGGAAACACATCTGGGCAAGCTGCAAGCGTAGCAAACACACTAACTATTGGTACAGGGCTAAGTGGGACAAGCTATAACGGGTCCGCCGCAGTTACGATTACTAACTCAGGCGTTACTTCGGCTGTTGCTGGTACGGGTATTTCTGTATCTGGTGCAACTGGTGCAGTGACTATAAGCATCCCACAGGCCGTTGCTACATCTTCTAATGTCCAGTTCAATTCGATTGGTGTAGGTACGGCTGGTTCGGCTACTGCTGGCGAAATTCGTGCTACCAACAACATCACTGCGTACTATTCTGACATTCGTCTAAAGACCAAGGTTGGTGACATCACCGACCCGTTAGGTAAAGTCCGCCAGATTGAGACCATGATCTACCATGCCAACGAGACTGCGGTTGAGTTAGGGTATGACGCGTCAATTATTGAAGTTGGTCTAAGTGCTCAGTCTGTGCAAGCCGTACAGCCAGAAGCCGTGGCTCCAGCCCCTATTGACGATAAATATCTGACTGTTCGCTACGAGCGTTTGGTGCCGTTGTTACTTGAATCTGTTAAGGCTTTAGAAGACCGCATCATCGAGCTTGAAGCCAAGCTGAAAGGGTAACCGTGTTCGGAATACCCGCTTTTGCTGCAACCCCATTTGCTTCACAGGCGGGAAATAGCTATTCGTTTTCTGCTACGGAAAACATTGGAATGGCGGATTCCAGCACCCAGTTATCCACGTTTTTGCAGGTTACAACTCAAAACATTACGATAGCCGACACCCCAAATGACGCGGGCATTAGTTACTCCACGGGTATCGATGAGGGTACTACGCTAGGAGACTCCAGCACTCAAGCATCAGCGTTCTTGCAAACTTTTTCAGATGGTGTAACCCAAGCCGACAGTATTGCTATCGCTGCACAGTTTAATGTATCACGGGCTGAAGCTACAACAATACTATCAACGCAAGAAATTTATAGCGCGTTCTTCTTTAGTGTTACTGAAAATATGACGTTGGATAATGCGCAAGTTATGATTCGGATAATTACTGACTCCATCAGCGAGGCGATAACTATGGCGGATTCCGCTACCAATCCAACTAGCTTCCCACAAACTATCACGGAAAATGTCACTATGGCTAATAGTCAAACAGATGCTGGCTGGTTAAAAATATCGACCACACAGTCGGTTACTTGGACAAACATAGAAACTTCACAGTAAAGGCACGACATGTCAAGTACATACTCAACCAACCTAGCCTTAGAACTTACAGGCACAGGTGAACAGGCTGGTAATTGGGGCGCAACCAACAACCTGAACATTGGCACGCTTCTAGAACAAGCTATATCTGGCTATGTAACCCAAGCCGTTGCCACGGGTACAGATGTCACACTAGGTATGACCCAAGGGGCATCTGCTACAGCCCGTAATATGTTTATTGAATTGACTGGCACAGGTGGGACAAACACTAACTTAATAGTGCCGCCTAGCAAAAAACTGTACTTCATATATAACAATACTTCGTCTGGGCAAGTCACAGTTAAAGTAACGGGGCAGACCGGAATATCCGTCCCCAACTTATCCAAACTATTATTGGTGTGCAATGGTACAGACATAGTAGCGGCAACTAACGCATTTGCTAATACGCTTACAGTTTCTGGTGGGGGTACAGGGGTAGCTACTCTTACAGGCGTGGCTTACGGTAATGGTACAAGCGCGTTCACTGCGGCTACGGGAGCGCAGATTGCCACTGCGATTGGCTCTAGTCAGGTGCAAAATGCAAACGCTATTGCTAACACTGGCGGATGGGCTGTAACTCCCAGCGGGTCTAAACTTTATTTTAGTTACGCGGGAACCAACTTAGCTTCATTAGATTCAACAGGTAATCTTATTGTTCTTGCTAACATAACCGCTTACGGCACGCCATAAGGAGCTGACCCATGACATTACCAGTCGTACCCGGTAGTTCGATGTCGTTTTCTCAGATTAACACTGAGTTAGGGCTGACGTCTACCGCAACAATTTCATTAAACGATTCCGCTGTTCGTACTTTGGCTGGCGTTGCGGCTAGCCCTGCAACTATTTCTATAACAAACCTGAGCGGTAAAGCAAATCAGTACAGCCTTACTATTTCTTCAAATCAAACTAACCTTAACTTACGAAGTTATGCAGTTACGGCTGGTTGGAATCAATCGTCCAAACTTGTTGCCACTATTAACTCTGGTGTATACATATCGTCAAATTCAACAGGTACTCCGGCACTCACAGTTAGTGGGTCTTTCCCCGGCGGTGTATCGCTGATAAATGGTGGCGTTATTGTTGGTATGGGTGGTATTGGTGCCGACGGAGCAGGACAGATAAACCAAGGCTATGGCCCCGGCCCCACAGCTGGGGGTTTAGCCCTTTCTGTTAGTTCTGCAATTTCTATTACAAACAATAACATCATCGCTGGCGGCGGGGGCGGTGGCGGTGGCGGCGGATCAATGGGTTATTACGGACCAAAAGGCCTATATTTTTATCCGGGTAGTGGCGGGGGCGGCGGTCAATCTAGTTTATATAACTCCGACGGTGGTTATGTCGGCGCTCAGACACCGGGCTATGCGGGGGGCCAAGGAACTATAAGTGGTCCGGGGGCTGGTGGGAATGGTATTCCTCAAGCTCCCATCACTATAAGATCGGGCTCCGGCGGTGCTGGCGGTTCATGGGGGTCTACTGGGGTTTCCGGCGCACAAGCAATTGTATCCCAAGGCTACTTTAGATACCCCGACAACCCATGTGCTCCACCCTGTGCTGGTTCGAGTGGAGGAGGTGCTGTTTCTGGAAACAGTAACATTACGTGGGTTGCCACAGGAACACGATATGGAGGTATATCTTAATGAAATACAGCATACTCACCGCTCACAAGTCAACAGGGCAGATACAAGTTGCGTATAAGGATGACGACGAAAATGTTGTTGCCACTTACGCTATTGATGTTCCTGTAATAGGCGGTAAGTTTATTACTGGTGATGAATTACATGCAGAAATAGTGCATCGTGCCCCCACATGGATTATGAACAGAAAAAATGATGTAGCACAAGCAGATAACTTTCACCACATTGAAGCGCTTGTTGTTCAAAAGCCAAAAGAATCTACTACCCTTACCGCATCGCAAATACAAAACATAGAGATGTGGGAAAAAACCCAATTTGAAGGCAAAATTGCTGAAGTACTCGTTAAATACGGATTGTTAGATAAAAACCCAGCAATTATCGAGGTAACAAAACTATGAGTTCATATCCAGTAACAAAACTAACCTGTGTGTCAAATCTGTGGGTCCGTATGATGCACTTTGAAAAAACGGGCGATAGAAATGAAGGACACATACATAACTTT